TATCTATACATCTATCAATCAATCCAAATCCAACTCACTCAAGCTACTCTTTCGTAGTGCTACGCACTACTCCCACCCGTTCAGGAGACCACAGAGCGATTCACCCACACGATATAAATATGTCGGTCAGTATAGATAACCATTAATCTAAATAAATCTACATAACAAAGAGAGAGCAACTTGGAATTTCTTAACGCATAAGCGATTGCTTTATACTATTTCTTTATACAATGCCCATGAATATACTCACGACCTGTGTAAAGAAATCCCCGAACTTCATAACAACTGTACATATTGCCGAGGTGCTAGGTTGGAAGAAAGCCGAAAGGCGACTTGCAGAATCTTATAGAAAGGATGTAGATATGAGTAATGTTGATAAGCTCGGCGACCTTGAACAAGAAGTAAAGGTCAGGCGTTCTATCAAGACTTCCTCATGGGATAACTTACATGTTCCAGAGGAAAGCCTACCAAAGAATATAAATCACAAGTATCGTTGTACTATATGTGATAGAAAAATACCTAGAGATAACCCCTTCTGCTACAAATGCAGGAAGGAATATTCTATATCTCGTGAGGGGATATTCAAATATAATATACCAAAGTTCGAGAACGAACGACTAGAAAGTAAACAAAAGATATACCAAGAAGATAAATCTTTTCCAATCCGTTGTACTTTGTGTAGAAAGAATAGAGTACGTAAGGATGGTGGTGTGTGTTTCAGATGCCTTAAGTATATCTTTCGGAAGATGGAGGAATAATATGGATATAAAAGAATTAATTAGATATGTTAATGATTTAGAAAAAGCTTCTAAGCTTATTAATGACGGCGAAAAATTAGAACTAGACGCAGACATAAAGAACAAACTTAATAATGTATGCACAGAGCTTGGTTTTATTATTGAAGATATTGATAAAGAATACCATAAAGAATTTTATGGCGAGGAGGAATAATGGATATAAAACTAAAAGAATATACCAAAGCCTTATCAGTAACTATAAAGTTTGATACTGAAAGCGTTGGCTTTGGTAATGGAGAGTTAATATATTTAACACCCAAAGGTGGTATGAGTAAAGATGAACAAAGGGAATATATATATAACAAGTTACTGACACACAAGAAGGAAATTGATAAAGCCCTTAGTTCTTATTATTTTAAAAAGAAGGGTAGATAATGCCTGAATTAAAAAAGGTAGAAGAGTTCATAGCAAGGGTAGATACCTTGATGCATCTTGTAAAGAAACTAAGCAGAGATATTCAATTTGCTACAGAGCTAATGACAGCCGAACAACAAGCAACCTTCTATGAAGGTGTAAAGTTAATGGACAGAGCAGTTAAAGAATACGAGGAGAAATAATGATGCCAGTACTTGATGGCTATGTACATTGTAAAAAATGCATAGTTGATAGTGGTGATGAGCCATACATACAAAACATAGAGGTAGGTGTTAAAGATAATACAGACTTATATGTTAATTGTAAGACACACGAAGTTATGATAACAAAGTTTAAGATTGAGCCTGTTGACACAGGGTGTGATTGCTGTGATTAATTATATAGTAGAACCCTCGCATTGTAATCAATGTCTAAAAGAAGTTACTGTTAACAAAGATGGTAGCTTGAGGGTACAGAACATTAAGATAAAGGCAATGCTTAGTGATATACATACTATTAGAATATATTGTGAAAAGCACGATTACTTAATAGGAATGATACCTATAGTTAAATTGCATAGAGGAAAGAAGGTAAAATCGAGTGGTAGACAAAATAAATTATGATGATGAAAGATTAATCATAAAATGTTTTGAGGATATAGATATGGAGGATGATAATGAAATTAAACAGAGCTATGAGAAGAGCAGCCAAGTCCAAACGTGGTGGCAAAAGATATATGCAAAGCTCAAAAGAAGTTAATTCTAATATAAATAAACTGTTTGGTAAAGGTAGTCCTGGACTACGCAAAGGTATGAGACAAACCGATAATACATTTAAAGCATACAAAAATAAATCAAGCGATTAGGTTTCGCACCTAAAACCTATGAACAAACGAGCTACTTACGATTGCAACGCAGCCCTGTTGTGATACGTATATAAATTGTAAGTAGCTCACAGCACAGTGGTGTGCCTTTCTTGAGTAATACTGCAACATTACAACGACACTGTGCTGTGGGCTACCTATGAGACTAGTATGGGTGCCTCCGTACTTTTCAATGTAGGTAGCTTGTAGCACATTAGTAGACCAAACCTGCAGGTAATGCTATTAACAGTAGTGGTATAGCCATAGTGTGCTACAAGCTATCTATACCGATAGCAGAAGGAGAGATATATGTTGTGTGATATGTGTAGGTTAAACAACTTAACTTATATGGGTATACACTCAAATGTCAAATCAAGTGTCCACGTTATGTATCGCTGTTTTAAATGTGGGTACGAATGTGTAAAGAAAGAAAACAGCAAAAGGAGAATATAATATGGCTAAGAAAAGCAAACGCTTTAATCAATACAATAAGTCTAAGACTGTATCGACTAAAGCTACCAAGAGAACTTATGCAACAAGAGCATTGGTTAATCCAGTTCGTATGTCTGATGATGATGCAGTTAATGATGCTGCAGATATGGAGTTCAGAGACTATAGCACAGAAGCCTCATCATATGTAGAGGCTATGGGTAAGTATATGGGAGATATGGTGCAGAACTATGCGTTCAATATGTGTGTAAAATATTTTCAAACTTACATAGAGTTCTTTGAAGACATGGCAAACATGGATGATGAAGCCGTTCAAGATATTATTAACAATACAATAGGTGGGGATTTCTCCATTGAAGACACAGCTAGATTAAAAGAAATGTTTAAAGAAAGATGGCAAGAAGTACCTGTGCCTGTAGAATACACACTCAAAATACTAGCTAAGATACTAGAAGATATTAAGAATGAGCGTAACTTACTACAGTGGCAAGAGCCAGAACTCGTGATTATGGGTAATCCTAATCTTGTAGAGAACATGGTTGTGAAAGCAGAAACTGTTGAGGATTATGCTAATAATGGTATTGAGAACCTAGCAAAATTTATGGTTGATTTTGGTACTAAAAGTAAAGGAGAAGAAGAATGATTAATGAATTAGATAAACCTGTTGTAATGTCAATGGAGGAAATTAAAGATAACTACAAGACAACAATCTTTGTAGGAGGAAAGAAAAGTAGATTCAATGACAGCAATTTTCAAGATGCTGTGAAACTTGCGATAAAGAATCCAAATAAATATATAAAGTTCTTTGAGTTTTCTCACGAAGAATTACTTGTAGTCAAGAAAGAAGATAATGCTATGAAATCTTTTTGTAGAAATTACTTTCTGAGAAACCAGATGGATACTTTTAAAGTACAAACAATAAGACAAGGTAATAAAATTACAGGATTCATAGTCAACATTAAAGTAGATGAAGATGAGTGATGTATACGAACTGCAAAGCACAAGCAATGATGATACAAATATTCTTACAGTAGATTTCATATTTGAAAGTTCTGTAAAGAAAGCTAAAGCTATCGAGCAGATAGATAAGCTAGTGTCTCTTGCTGACAACAATGATGATATAAAGTTTATCAATCATCAACCACAGTTTTTTGAAGTAAGCAGATGGGCTTATGATGAGAACGTAGA